ATGAAAAAAATTGGAATCATAATAGTCCAAACATTACTTTTGATATTCAGTATCTATTTATACAAAATAATGCTAGACGAAAGACGAATGATAAAGAATAATGGCACAATAAAAGTATTTATTATGCAAGTAAAAAATAAAGGAAAATATGGAATAAAATACAATGTTAAATATCAAGATAAAATATATTATAATATTGCAGGACTGGATAGAAACTTAAAAGAAAACTCATATGACACACAAAATTTTTATTATAATAATGAAAATAATACTATCCTTTTCAAAGAGAAAAATTTACCAACATTTAATGTTATAATATTTCTATTCTTGTTGTCATTTATATTATGGTTTCTTCCAGAAAGGCTTTTATGGTAATGTGCCAGATGTGTTGTTTAAAATAAATGAGCAAAAGAACGAATATTTTAAAATAATAAAAAAAGAATGATGGAGAATGTAAAGTATAAATTATATTTACAAGATTTAGTAGCTATTTTAAAAGAAAGATTGGAAGACACAATGAAAGAAGAATATTCAGAATTTGATTTGGGAGTGCAAATGGAGTGCTATAATATTTTAGATATTATAAAACAACAAGCAGAGGCTTTTAATATCCCATTAGCTGAATTAGGTCTTGGACATTATGATTTAGAAAAATTCATGAAAAGAAGATAAATATTAGTCGCTCAAAACATTGATAAAACCTTATAGATTCATATAAAAGAAAATCTATTTCAAATATTCGCATAAAAAAAGAACTTTGAGATAATTCAAAGTTCTTTTTTAATTTTTGTTTCTGTAATGTGTTGCCTTACAGACTTGTAGCGAAGACGGGACTTGAATTTTTATGCTGTATATTCTCATAAATTAACAAATTATTGTAAATCAGGGTTTTTATGGTATTCCATAGTTTAACATACTATCATAAATTACTATAAACTATCATCAAATTAGTCCCTGTTTTTTATAATTAGGGACTTTGAATTATAACCTTTCCTTAATGTTAAATATGGGTTTTGCAAAACTATCCATCAAATTCAAATTTAACTATTATAATTATATGCAGAGCTTACGAAAAAGAAACTAAGAGCTACATTGTTTTACAAATATACCTGTTGGTATAGTTATATAGTATTAAAGTTGGTTTTATTGTATTTATAATTAAATCTTTCCATTGCGTTTATTTTAGTTTCATCAGCAATATCAATATAAGGCTTCATAGCCTTGTAATCACTGTGTCCTGTCCATTTCATCACAACTTGTGGTGGGATACCTAAAGATAAAGCATTGCAAATAAAGGTTCTTCGTCCTGCATGAGTACTCATTAAAGCATATTTTGGTAAAACTTCATCAATTCTTTCTCCACCCCTGTAATAGGTTTCTCTAATAGGCTCATCTATTCCTGCTAATTCTGAAAATTCTTTAAGATAATCATTCATTTTTTGATTACTAATAGTAGGAAAAATTTTCTCATCAAACATTTTATCTATAAGGTGTTTATCTAAAATAGATTTACTATGTTTATTTAATTCTATGATTAGATTATCAACTGTTTTAATTGTAGTAATCTCTATATATCCATCTTTAATATCATTTCTTTTTAGATTAATAACATCTGAAAATCTCAATCCTGTATAACACTGAAACAGGAAAATGTCCCTTATTTTTTCTAAATGGGTTTTGTTTTCTGGAATTGTGAAATTCTTAAATTTCTCCAATTCGGATTGGGTGAGAAATATGATTTTTTTCTGTGTTGATTTTAATTTTGGTTTAAATAATTCAAAGCTACTATCATTCATATATCCCTTTTTAACTGCCCATTTTAGAAACCATTTTACAGAAGATATGATTTTACTAATAGTTGAGTTTTTATGCTTTAATTCATTCTGAAGGTATAATTGAAATTCTGACAATTTTTCTTCATTTAACTGAGATAGTGATAACTCAATATCAAAATCTTGCAAGTGTTTTTTAAGTCCTTGCATTTTTAATTTTGTTCGAAAAGCCCACTGATTTATTTCTGATTCTTCTTTAATGAATTTATCAAAAATACTAAATAAAGTATCTTCTATAATTCGTTTGTTTTTACCTATTCCCTTATTGAATTCTATTCTAAATTCATCAGCGGTAGGTATTTTATTTTCTGCATTAAATTTTGTAAATATGTTTTCACACACCTCTTCATATCTTTGTATCTTACGATTGATGACATTTGCAGGAACTTTCTTGTCACTGTGTGTAGTGTTTATTTTACAGCGTTGAGTTTCCTTACTCCTTATCAACTTCTATTCTATAGCCTACATTAAAAGCAACGATAAATCCACTCCATCTTATCCTATAACGAAGTTTAGCAGTAGGGTTGTCTTTTTCTTTGTCTAATAAAAACTGTGCGTGGTATTTTATCATCTGCTATTAAATTCTATGGTTATTCCACCTGTTTTTTCAAGTTCACTAAATGTGTATTCTTTTGAAATTAATAATTTACCATCTGAATATATATTTATTGTCTTCGTAAGATTTGTAGGCTCATTATGTTTAAAATCTTTGCGATATGTTCCCATTATTCTTAATATTCCAGATAAAACAGGAGCTGTGGTTTCGTAAATCTCTATTTCTTTTAAAGGTATATTGGGTTCGCTTTCTACTCCACTATATCCTTGAAAAACAAATATAGTGTGTTCATTAATAGCACCTCCTTCTCCTCTCCAATTTATTTTATCATAAGTTTCATCTACTACAATATTTGGTGTGTGTTCAGAATATTTCAGAATAGGAGAGAAATCATTATTGTTTACTTTTTTAAACTCTAAATATAGAATTTGGTATAAGTCTTTATAATCTCCTTTATTTATAACTTCTATTTTAATTTTTCTTTCATCTTTGGAGATGCATTTTTTTACACTCTCGGTGGTAGGTTTTTTATAAATATCCCAACCATCCCATCTCTTCATTATATCTGTACAATTATCTTTCTTTTGTGCAGAAAAAAAGATAGCATGGAATGCTAATGCTACAAGGAGAATCTTTTTCATAATTACTTATTCTTTAGAATTTCCAATAATGTATCTATTTGTTTTTGACTTGTTTTTAATCTTTCATTTAATTCCTTTTGTGCTTCTTGATACCCTTTTTGAAGCTCTAATAAATTTGAAAAATCATTATGCGAAATAGTCACATTTCCTTCGATATTATTTATATTACTATTTATACTATTATTTCCTTTTGCTTTTTGCGTATTTATTGGTTTAATCATTTCACCTTTTCCTGTTAAAAGCCATTTTTCATTTAATTGAGGGTACACATTCAATATCTTATTTAAACTTCGAGAGCTGATATTTTCTCCTAAATTATTAACATATCCAGCAGACAAACCTACATTTTGAGCAAATTTATTTTGTCCAATGCCTAAATATTCTAAAAAAATTATTAATCTATCTTTCATAAAAATTTTGTTTCTGACAATCAGTTATTTACAATAATATTTACATAATAAAGTATATAAATAGCAGTATTTTATATAAAATATTATATATTCGCAATATAAATATAGTTATATTTTAAATACAAATTAACAACAAATATATAAAAATTATGGAAGTAAGTGAAACCATCATTGAAAAAATACTGAATGATAATAACTTCAGTATAGAATTAGCAAAAAGACTTGGCAATCAGCAACAATCAGTTCTTGGTTTAGCAAGAAGGAATAGCAGGAATCTAACCCTTTGGGAAGCGGTAATGTTCTATAAAGAACAAGGCTTTACAGAAGAAGAGATTTTTAAAAATTATCAGTTATATAATTCATCAGTAAAACCTAAAAAATCTAAAAATGAAAGAGTTAATTAAAATTACACAACACAATGGAAATTCTTTTATTTCAGCGAGAGAATTACATAAGTTTTTGGAGGTAGGAAAAGTTTTTGGAGCATGGATAAATGAGCGTATTGAACAATTTGGATTCATTGAAAATCAAGACTATGTAGTTTTTTCCGAAATTGGAAAAAACCCAAAAGGAGGACGCCCAATGAAAGAATACCTTCTTTCAATAGATATGGCAAAAGAACTTTCAATGCTGGAAAGAAACGAAAAAGGAAAACAAGCAAGAATATACTTTATAGAATGTGAAAAAAGGCTCAGAGAGCAAAGTCTAAATTATTATTCTATTGAAGTTTCCCCTGAAAGAATAGCAGAAAGAAGAAAAATATTACAAAAACAATTTATAGAAGAACTTCGTAAATACTTTTATAGAGGGGATTTAACAAATGTTTCCAAAGAAAATAAAATTTCTTATAATAAAATAATTAGAGTGATGAGTGGAAACTCCTTTGATGACAGAATTATAGATATTCTCTATGAAAAAGCAATGAATAATAAGTATTCTTTGGAATGTAAAATGGAAGTAATGATAACCGACTTAAAATCATAAAAATGAATATTGATAGAGACACTCCAATATGGCAACTGACTCTTGGTGATTTTTTACAAGCATTTCAGAAATATACCGAAATACCTAATAATCCAGAACAAGAAGTTATAGAAAAAAAAGAGTATGTATATGGAATTAATGGTCTAGCAGATTTAATAGGATGTTCTAAAACCCACGCTTCTCGATTAAAAAGTCAAGGAATATTTGATGAAGCGATAATCCAAAGAGGCAGAAAAATAATTATTGATAGAGAAAAAGCTTTAGAGTTATTTAATAATAAATTATAAATACTATGGACATCAATCCTAATACTCAATTATTACACCTTACGGTGGCAGAATATATAGAGTTGCATAAGGTAGTAATTGGGCAAAAAAAAGAAATTAAAGAATATGTGTATGGATTGAAAGGCTTGGCAAAGATATTAGGCTGTTCAAGAACAACTGCTTCTAAAATTAAAAACTCTGGGATGATAGATGATGCAATATCTCAAGTGGGAAAGTTAATCGTAATAGATAAGAAAAAAGTTCTTGAAATTATAGCAAAAGAGAATGAATTATGAATTATACTGAATTAACAACCAAATTTTGGTCTATAAATGAAAAATCTCCATTAGGAGCTTCTGCTATTGCATTATATTTTTTTCTATTGGAAAAATGTAGACAAAATGATGGCAAAGATTTTACAATATCAGATAATGCAATAGGTCAAAAATTATCTTTAACTAGACCAACTATTAATGCTCTTAAATCAAAATTAAGAAATGTTGGTTTAATTCAGTATCAAACAAGAAATGGGGTGCCAAGTATTTATAGAATAATAACTGATATTTCTTTCTTACTACAAGAATCACTCCAAAAAGAGACTTTAAATATTAAAAATAAAGTAAGTCAAGAATCAGAACCATTCAAAAAAATGATAGAAAGCCCTATTATAAATGATATTCAACCTAAAATATTAGAAGAAAAAACAATTCATACATCAACAAGAGAAAATATAAATATACCCTCATTAGATGAGTTTATGAATTTTGCTAAAAGTTTAGAAATTTATGATGAAACAATGGATTTTGCTATCAAATCAAAATATGAATCATGGAGAGACAATGGCTGGGTCAATGGACTTGGAATCCCTATAAATAAGTGGCAAAACAATTTGAAAAACACACTGCCACATTTAAAAACCTCAAAAAAGAAACCTTCAGGACTTCAGCCTAATAACATTCCTACTATAAAACGCCCAAAACAAACTTACAATGAATAACACAAATATTAAATTAGAAAAAGAAATTTTAGCTCATTTAATTCAAGAATCATCCTTGTTCGCTAACCATTATACTAAACTAAATCTTAATCTATTCACAACAAAAGAAAATAGACTTATATACTCAGTTATTGCGGACTTATGGGAAAATGGTAAAGGGATAGATTTAATGATTGTAACATTAGAATTAAATAAGAGAGGGCATTCTCATTTAGACCATTATGTTATAGACTTGATGACTAACTCTTTTTCTTCTGCAAACTTTGAATATCATTTAATGGTTTTGGTGGAACTATCTGTAAAAAGAGATTTTATAGATAAGTTTTCAAAATTATTGAGGTTTGCTCAAGAACCCAATATGGATATATTTGATATTCGTGATAAAGCTTTTGAGTATTTTGATAATTTATTTTTAGACCAATTTATAGACAACAATAAGCAATATCAAAGCTTTTCAAGTCTTGTTCATAAAGCAGAAGAGAGATTTGACAATATTAATCTTAATGGGATTACAGGTATCCCAAGTTCATTAGGCATCATCAATAAAACAATGGGAGGTTGGCAAAATTCAGACCTTACAATTGTGGCAGGAAGACCTGGAATGGGAAAAACAGCATTTTTAGTTCAGCAGGTAGTAGATTTAGCAATCCAAAATATGGCAGTAGGTATATTCTCATTGGAAATGTCTGCGGAACAAATTGCTGTGAGAATTATTACAAATTATACCAAAATTCCAAACTCTTCAATATTGAGAAAAGGTCTGAAAGAAGATGAAAGAGAGAGATATTATCACTATAAGGAAGACTTGACCAAACTAAAAATACACATTGATGACACCCCATCAATATCTATTCAAGATTTAAAAGTCAAGGCTAAAATGATGAAATTGAAATATAATATAAAAGCCTTATTTGTTGATTATTTACAATTAGCAACTTATGAAAAATCACAAAATAGAGAACAAGAAATCGCCAAAATCTCATCAGGATTAAAGGCTATTGCAAAAGAATTAGATATACCAGTAATCGCTCTCTCTCAACTTTCAAGAGCTGTAGAGAGCAGACCTAATAAACGCCCTCAATTATCCGATTTAAGAGAGTCTGGTTCAATAGAACAGGATGCAGATGAAGTCATTTTCCTCTATCGTCCAGAATATTACAATATTGATGAATGGGATGATTACAATAATGCTCCTGCAAAAAATGAGGTGGAAATTATGATAGCTAAAAATAGAAATGGAGGATTATTAGATGAGAGATATAAAGTAAATATGGCTATTTCTGAATTTAGAAATATAGAATATTAACCCAAAATAAAAAATATGAAAAATATAAATAAACAAAATCTTTCCAAAGACATTCAGCGACAAAAAATAATGTTTGGAATAAGTCTTTTTGCAGTGATATATCTTATCTATTTTGGAGCTCAAAATAAAGAATGGAGCTATTATTGTGCAATAGCTTCAGCTTATATTTTTACAAAGACTATAATTTTATTAAAAAATTTATAAAAATTATAAGCTTCTAAAATGAGAATCTTAAGTCCTTTTATTTCAAAATAATTGCTCTGTTGTCAATGAATTTAGATCTGTTTAGAATAATAAAACAAAAAGCTATGAAAAAGATTAAACCTAAATTGATAGTAATTTTCCTAATATTAACACTGTTAATACTCTTTTTTCTGAAAATGTTAGGGTTTATATTTATGATGCCTCCAAGTCCATTTTTTATTTAAAATCAATATCATGAATGAATTAGAACTATCTACAGAAGAATTATTTCCACCCACAAGGGAGGAATTAGAAGAAATCTTGGAAACTATACAAAAGCAACTAGAAGACCCAAAATTTGAAGAACATTGGGCGTTTTTACACCAGCAGTATTTACTTAAAAAACAACTATTAAAAGATTTAGAAGATGAAAACACTTGAAAATTACATTATTGTTAAAGAAACTGAATGGGCTATACTCATCAAAGCCTTTGTTTCTGAATTAGAAAAAGAAGTAGAGTTTTGGTTACCAAAATCCAAGGCAGAAAAAAAAGACAAGGGCTTGGAAATTGACCCCGAAACTTGGGAAACCAAAATAGAAGAATTGAAAACTCCACAAGAGGAAGAGTGCGTATTTGTCTATGTAGATAAATACGAAGAATTAGAAAAGTCCTACAAACTAATCCTTACTGCTACTCTCAAAAAAATAAATACTAATCCTTGGGCTTTTGTTCCCAAAACTTTGGTCAAAGACCTCGGAGAAATTGAAGAGAACGAAAGAGGAAAGTTTTATTTTAAAATCCCCCTTTGGTTTTGGGAAAAGAATTTAGAGAAAATCATTTCTGATACTTTGGAATTTTTCAATAAAGATAAAGAAGAAGAGAAAAAATTCAAGAAGAATGATTTTAAATTATGGAGTTTGGAATAA